CAGTTGACTATAAATTACCCAACAACGGCGGAATAATTTATAATTTTAACACGGGATCTTTTGAATTACATAAAGAAGACTGGTCTATAAAATTAGATAAGTTAACATCTGTTAGAAATCAAATGCTGAGTAACACTGACAAATATATGTTAATTCCGGATTTGCCTGATGATATTCAAAATGAATTGATAGTTTATAGACAGACACTGAGAGATGCAACAAGCAAAGTTGGAAATGAATGGAATACTATTCATGATATTGAATGGCCAGAATTTCCACAAAAATTATTACCACAGTTTATTAAGTTTCCAGAAGTTGATTCAAATGTAGACACTAATTTAGAATAAGATTTTAAATCTTAATAAAAATAAAGGGGCTTATAGCCCCTTCATTGTTTCTGGATCGTCTAATAAAACAAACGGCCTCCACGGATTGCCTAATTTTTCTTCTTCTGATACTATATCAAACGCTATACTAAATCGCTGACAATCAGTTATTTCACTATAATGCGAAACCCAGCTAGGAAAAAGTACAATAACATTTTCTAATGACTGTATTTCTAAAATATCAGTTGGTTGAGTCGGGTGTCTAAACATTAAATTTGCATTAGAAGACCGAGGGTAGTAGCACCCTGATAAGTATGTAGTATGTGTTGATGTATGGCAATGTTCACTGATAAATTCACCATCACGTAAAATGTTAGCCCACACATGCATCCACACTTTAGTGCGTTTTGATTTCATTTCAGATAAAAACAACAAATAATTTTCTCTAATTTTATCAAACAATTTTTTTTGAATTGGATCATTAGGAAATTTATCTAAATGATCACCATTTAATCTTTTTCCTAAATCGTCTACCAAATTGTGTTGTTTCCAAAATTGAGTAAATCTGTACGGATCACTATTGCTTTTTACTACTTCGCTTACTAAACTTTCTTTTTCAAGAATAGTTTCACAGCTAACGCAGTAATCAATAAGTTCGTTATTTACTTGTCGATTGCCGTCAACGGCTCGATAAAATGGAGCGTTTATATCTAATGCAAACCTATTTTGAGGAACATTATTGCCCCTCCATATAAAAGAATTATTCATTGGGCACCTTTACTAATTTATTAATTTCTGGTAAGTACAAATATTGTATCTCACTTCTTCTTAAGGTATCTAATGCATCATCAATTGTTTCAACTAATGGGTCACCACCAAGGTTAAATGATGTATTAAATAAAATTGGAACATCTGTAATTTTTCTAAATTCTTCGATCAGTTCGTAATAATGTTTATTTTGTTCTACGGTTACTGTTTGAATTCTGCAAGATCCGTCGACATGCATTATACTAGGAATTTTTTCTTCAATCCCCGGTAAACAATTAACGGCATACATCATTGTAGGTGATTCATCTAGCCCTCTTAAATCAAACCAGTCATGCACATGCTCTTGTAAAATAGAACCAGCAAATGGTCTAAACCATTCTCTATTTTTAACTTCGTTAACTATATCCTTACCATTTATTACAGTTGGATCAAACAAGATAGAACGATTACCAAGTGCGCGAGGACCACCTTCTGATCCGCCTTGGTACATTGCTACTATATTTTTTTCTCGAATCAATTTAGCAATATCGGCTTTGGTTGTATCAACCATAGTTTCATTATCAGTTAATTGAATATCATAACTGCCATTTTTTTCAAAATAGTTTGGTCCGTGATAAATTGTAGTTTGTTTTCTAATTGTATAATCTAAATTTTCTGTATGATGCACTAATTTTGCAGCACCGATACAAGTACCGCCGTCGTGACTAATTGGTTCATTATATAATTTAACATCGGCTGGTAAATGTTTTAAATATTCATAATTTGCAACACAATTTAGTCCATAACCTCCGGCAAGCACAACGTTTTTTGATCCGGTAATTTCTACTGCTTTTAAAATTAATGCAAGTACTTCTTCTTGTGTTGCTTTTTGAACCGCGTATGCAAAATTTTTCTTAATTGTTAGATTATCAGTATCTAAATACGGGAATGCAACTTTGTCTACATTTGCTCCATTTGGATAGTTTGGGACAAATAAGTTTCTATTACTGAATCTACGTCCAGATTGTCCGTGAAATATAAATGGAATATTTTCATCAGGTTTACCATACGGAGCAAGCCCCATGGCTTTTCCGGCTTCGATAAATGGGAATCCACAATAATCGGTCATTGCTTCGTAGCATTTTGTAATTCCAGGTTTATCTGAAAATATAACATCGTGCAATCCTTCTCTGCCTCTATGAGTATGTGGCACTTGTGTTTTTTCAAATGTAGGTTGTGGCCCGCGAACTCCGATATGTTTGTACTTAGTAATAATTTCTCCAGGATAAGTAGCATGAAAAATACTTTCTAATTCCCAGCCAGTATTATTATCGCCTAATGGGACAAAAGTGCCTGCACCATCAACTACTACGCACGCTGCTTCTTCAAAACCAGAATTAAAAAACGCACATGCCGCATGTAATTCATGATGAATCATTCCTAAATCAACTACTTGCGGATGAGATTCTCCGTTAAATTTTTGATCAATTAACCCAATTTTGCGAGCAAATCCGGTATATATATCATCGCCAGTAAAATCAATTTTACCAGCAGATAGCTCGAGTGAATTAGTATGTGCAACTACTAAAAAATCAATTTTATCTGTATACTCTTTAATCTTTAACAATCCGGCAAGCGGGCCACCGTCGTATTTCTTTTTAGATAAGCGTTCTTCTTCAATATAAAAAACTAACTCTCCGTCTTTTAATAAACAAGTTGCTCCATTGTGTCCTCGTGTTATTCCTGCAATCCACTGTGTCATATAAGTCCTTAATTAGTTTGTTGTTTGTTTAATGTGATGTTCAATACTTGTGTACAATAACTCAAATTCTTCATCAGATAAAGATAAAGCAGGATCGTTGTATCTATCAGCTAAATGTCCGTCAAATTCACTAATTCGTATAGGTGCATACCTTTTTTTAAAGTTAGGTTTCTCCCAGATATTAAAATGATCAGGATATGTTACATTTACTGCAAATGTACTGCCTAAAATTACAGTACCTGGTGTATTAAATCCGTATGCAAAATGTTGACCTACACTATCGCAGCCAATAAAATAGTCAGCCATATCGATAACAGCTGCCCATTTTCTTAAATTTAAATCTTTAGGATGTATTGAAAAGTTATCGTTTGGTGTAGGAAATTCACTCATACACAATACATTGTAATCCTTTCTTAATCTTTCAATAAGTTTTAAATAATCTCGTTGTTCAAAACTACGTGTCCCAGTATCAACTACGACACCGATATCAGTGTTTACCTGAGCGCCGCGACCATACGGTTGAATTACAATAGTTTTTTCTTTTTGATGTTCTTTTCTCGCTAGTGCAATCGCAGCAACTCCATGTAACTCTTCATCTTTATTTAAAAATAATGTAGGACGAGGTAATTGTCTAACTTCGGTAATACCATTTATTTGCTTATCAAATGCTTGCGAAATACTGCATCTTTGATTATAATAATCATTATCTCGATATGGTTCTAAGGAAACAATTTCTCCGTTTTTAATAATTAAATCAAATATACCTTTGTGATTAACATCGTATGCTTTGTCTTGTAAAACAGGATGACTCCAAAATATGTCTAAACCTGATTCGCAAATAATGTAAAACTCATCATGTGTTTCAGCATATAATTCTAATGCAGGTAATGCACTAACTACTCGGCCAGTACCGCCGTTAATAAAAAATATTTTATACATATAATTCCTAATGGTGTGTTGCATCTATTTATAGTATCATTTTTGTACAATTTTTAAATCTGATTAAGAGTCTGCCCATTCTAAAATTGATTTAAATGACGTAAATGATTTATTTTTGTTGCTACCAATTTTAATAGGAATAGCTTTTACCTTTTTAGCAGCTACTAAATCATCATCAAATGCAGATAATACTTTAATGTTAGACCAATTAATTCCAATATTTTCAGTTGCACGACGAAACATGCCCGGGTTTGGAACAACATAAGGATCGTGTTGATCAAACCCGGGTGCCCAGTATGTGCCTTTAACTGTAACACCATGTTGCTTAACTAAGCCTTCTATTGAGTTGGCTAATTCTTGAAAATCCGCCATTGATAGTGGTGTTAATTTAAATTGATTAATAAACAACACCACAGATGTTGTGGATGCAATTTTATTTAAGAAATGTGATCCTTCGTCGCTACATACAAAGTATTGATCAGTTATATTTGATGCTGCACTATCAATAATAGTACCCCATGGGAAAAGTCCAATAGTGTCTGATGGTACAACTGGTTGATTTAATAAAAATTTATATCGATTCATAGTCTGCCTATTAAGTTTTTTTAATATTTATAATAGTAATAATGCAGGTGTACTAATTTTGAATAGTAAGTATTTACAATAAATCGATAATATCAATAACAGTTTGAATCTTAGTTTGAATAACTTTATTACGCAAGCTAAGATTTAAACCGCGATGTATAGGTTTAGGTAATGCTTGTAAACTAAACCAACCCCAAGCAATATGTTCATCACTTAAAGTCGGTACAAACTCATTATCTACTAAACAAAAGTAAGTATGAAAATTAAAGACATTATCGTTAGATACAAATTTTTCTAACGGTAATGTTTTTTTAATGGCTGGTAAAAATCCAATTTCTTCTTCAATTTCACGTTGTAATCCCTGCCATGGGGTTTCGTCAATTAAGTTAGTACCGCCGACTAATCCCCATGTACCTTGATGTTTTCCTGCTGATTTTTGAATTAATAGCACTCTATGAGTAATTTGTGAATAGATCAATGCACCACTACAAATTACATTGTCTGTTACAGTTCTAATCGCCATTTGCCCACCTTGTATATGCCTTCAAAGCTCTTAACCCATGACACACCATTCCACATGTATTGAATTTTAGATTCCGGATAGGTGTTAGTTTGCCATATAATCACATCAGTTTCATTAATAGAACTAAAGATAATACTCCATTTAGTACCATCCCATTCAACAATATCATTGGCATGTGCAACTAAGTCGTGTCCGTTAGCACTTTTCCATCCGTCCGGACCATCCTGATTACTACTGTCACCAATACTAGCTGTTAACAAATAACGAAGTCCGACAGTTATTGGATGATCTTTTGGGTTAAATGTTTGCGGATTAATGATTGCATCAACTGTTCCAGGTGCACCTGGTTTATAGTTTGGCCCATCATTATATCTTGGATCAAAATCAAAAAGTCCAACACTATTAATGCCAGTATTTGGATTAAGACTATCTAGGTCCCATTCGGCAATTAATATAGAATCGTTAATAGTATCTCTAGTTAATGTTCCATTAACTTCAGTTCCATCAGGTTGTGTTAAAAATAACCGTGCTATACCTGGAATAAATTTATTTGGGAACATGTCTAACAATAAATCCCACAGTAACTCTTTGTTTACACGTTGAGGCATATCAATTGATAAATCATTAGATAATCCACTGTTATGTGAATCTAATAATGTAATTTTATTATTAAACACTTCGATTGTATAATCTTCTGTAACTGTGATCACGTTGGTCATTATTGAAGATATAGTAGTATCGGGTATAACTGCATCATTACCAAACCCGGATATTTCTGGAGAGTTTGCATCGTGTATGTTTGAAATAATTTTTCTAATAATGCCAAGTTGTTTAACTTTTACCGGTGGACTAATCCATATTGGTGCTTCTAATGTTAATGTACCAATGTCAATCGGAGTATCATTACCAACTGGAATTGCCCTACTTGACCAGTTAACACTGTTTAAGTATAGTACTGAAAGGCTGCTCCAATCAAGATAATTATCAGAAGTTTGTATTTCTAAACTTGGATTAAAGAGCATAAAGATTTGCTCCATAAGTTGTAACTTTTGATCAGTACTTGCAGTCCATATGTCAACTTTCATAGTTAACTTAAATGGCGTTGGCATTATCTTTTCTACTGTATAACTTCTACCTAAGTTACTTGTATATTCACCGTTAACAATTTCTCGTTCTCTATACTGTGTTTTTTTAACAAAAGTTGGATCTTGAATTCTTTCACGATCTAAATCTAATGCATGTATGTAAACACTTATCTTTGGTATAGAGTTCATAGTGTTTTCTGAATTTTGTCTTATAATGGTTGCAGCTTGTCTATCAGCATCACCATAGGCTACTGGAACACGATGTAAGGTTCCGTCACTATATCTAACAGTAAAGCTACTAAACACACGTATTGTCTGTGTAAGGTACCGTCTAATAGCACCGTCATAAAAATGTTGCATATATTCTCCTATTCCAATATTTATTGCAGTGCTATTTTAAAAATCTGCGTCTGGCATGCTAGCTTTTGGGCGTAACGCTTGTGTAATACTTTGACGTTCATTTTCTCTATGATTAAACAACATTACTCGCCATGCACCTGCATACGGAACAGTAATCTGAGACGCATCAACTATAGGTAAGGTGACTTTAATTTTGTTTACACCAATATCTGTATATGACTGTATTAAGTCCGGATGATCTGCAATTACAAACTCTAATCGAGTTGTTTCAAATTTAAGTACAAGGTATAACGCAGTAGTTGGATATGTAAATTGTGTATTAAATTCAAAATCACCCACTTCAAATCTAACATAATCAACTGCAACTTCGTCCACGTATGTAAACTTGTTATTGTTAATGAAACTAGTTTTTAATGTTTGTCTACTATCAGTATTTGTCATTGTCATACGTATGTTATCTTCAACTTTTATCCAACGCTGTCCGTTAAATGTAAACAACCTATTTGGTAAAAAATCAACCCTTAGGTAATAATCATTTGCTGCTGCATTTGATGGGAACCGGATTCCTGTGCCAAACACATAGCCATTTGGAGGATATCCATCACCAAACAGATAACCGTTATAACCAGTTCTTAATGGTACTGCGTTAACACTATTAACATTAATATTTGATAATCCGTTAATTGTTTGACTACTGTAACTTGTATCAATCTCATCCGTATCAACAGTTAACAATAATTTTCCACCGGTATCTGGATCAATTGCTAATGTATAGAATTGTCTAGTTTCATATCCACACAACGGTACATCAAGTTCTGATTGTCTTACAATTGCATCAGTAATTTCAAGTTCTTTGTTGCGGGTACTTAACAATTCACGTAATGCAAACGGCACATCTTCTCCTGCAGGTTTATCAAGTATGTCAGAATACTGTTGTGTATCTGTAAGTTTTTTAAGTTTTAATCGGTATAGATGAGGATACCATGTAGCACTGTATCCTTCACTAGGACGATCTACTTCTTCAACTACAAAGAATCTAGGCATGCTAAGATCTAAGTCGTTTAATGCAAAGTCATCTTTTAAATGCGGTAGTTCCATAACATCACCTGCAATTGGTTTACGACCTAATGCAGAAATCATGTCATTAATATGAACAGTCATAAAGACAGTGTCGTTATCTATAAACAAACCAAATTGGCTTAAATTAAAATTAAGATTTTGTAGTTGATAATGACCGCGCACACGATAAATTTCTTGGTCATATTTGCGATCGCGATTTTCTAAGAATAGTAAATCTTGAATATTTGTTTCTTTAATTACATCATATATTGGCTGATCTGCAGTTCCTTCAGTAGGATTTTTAGGACCTAAATATTTATGAAGATGAACATCTGTGCAACCAACTTGGAACATTCTTGATATCTGACGATCAATAAATCTGTAATTATTTCCTTTCTCCGGCTTATAAAGACTAAGTCTCGGCATATTACTTCTCCTTGGGTATTATCATATTTATCGCAATATAGATTTACAGTTCGCACCGTGCCATCTAGTGTAATTACATTTAACACATTCTACACCACAATATTCGCATTTATATTTTGTTCTTTGTAATGCTAATACTGACATTTTCTGTTTTACCTCATCAGTATGAGTAACACCTAAATTCCATGGTGTTCTACCTTGTGCTTTTTCTGATATCTTCTTTCTAGATTCTGCAGTATGAGTATTGCCATACATTGGGTTGTTTTTACCTGCTAATCTTCCTTTATTTGCTTTAGAGATTTTTTGCTTAACTTCGTCAGGGGTAGTTATGCCTTTTCTTAGTGATCCGTATTTCTTTCTTAATGAATCATATGTATGAGAATTTGGTTTATATCTTATTTGAAAATCTCTTCCTTGAACTAGCATTCTCCAAATTGCATGTTTCATTTTTCTAAGATCATCTCCTTCTACCATTTTAGTAAGTAACCAATGGCATATAAAATGTTCTCTTGCAGTTAACATAACTAAGTTGTCTTTTTTATTAGATCCGCCTAAACTTTTTGGTATAATATGATGTTTTTCAGAATATCCGGATAACAGATCTCGTATTTGTGCTGATTTAATTATATTAAAATAGATGTTGGTATATTTATTATTGATAAATATCATTGTTGATGTCCTCCTGAGGCATTAAGGTAGCTGGGAATTGCAGTTCCGCGAGCTACATTTTTATTTATCATAACGATTAACATGGAGTAGCAATATATGTCTGATGAAACATCTGCATTAATAGAAAGAAACAAAGTATTTGAATATGTACGAGTAATGCTTGGCGACGAGATGATTGACATAGATTTAAGCCCGATTCATTACGAAACTGCATTAGATAGAGCGTTAACTCGCTTTAGACAACGCAGTCCGAATGCAGTAGAAGAAAGTTATAGCTTTTTAGAACTAGTACAAGATCAAAACGAATACAGATTACCTGATGAAATTATAGAAGTACAAAGTGTATTTAGACGTGCTATTGGATCAAGGTCTGGTATAGGTGCAGGCGGTACATTATTCGAACCATTCAACCTAGCATATACTAACACATATATGATGAGCGGTAGTATGATGGGTGGACTTGCAACTTACGAATTATTTGCAGGTTATCAAAAATTAGTTGGTAAAATGTTTGGTAGTTATATTGAGTTTAAATGGAAGCCTACTAGTCATGTACTGACAATTTTACAACGTCCATTTGCACAAGGTGAACAAATTTTAATTAAATCACACAACTTCCGACCTGATTTTGTGTTGTTAACTGATATCTATGCTAAACAATGGTTGCGTGATTATACACTTGCAACTTGTAAAATTATGTTAGGTGAAGCACGTAGTTTGTTTTCGCAAATTGCAGGACCGGGTGGTGGCATTACATTAAATGGTAATGACATGAAAACTGCAGGTAAAGAAGAACTTATTGCTCTTGACAAAGAACTTGAAACTTTAATATCTGGTGGGACTGGGTATACGTTTGTAATAGGATAAGTTGACATTCTTCTAAAACTAGTGTATAATATAATTTTAGGAGAATATTATGATAATTGGTATTGTAGGAAATATAGGCGAAGGCAAAGATACTATCGCAGATTACTTAGTTAATCAACATAACTTTAAACGTGAAAGCTTTGCAGGCACATTAAAAGATGCAGTTGCTGCAGTATTTGGATGGGATAGATCAATGCTTGAAGGACAAACTAAAGAGTCTAGAGAATGGCGTGAACAAGTTGATCAATGGTGGGCAGATAAGTTAAATATTCCAAACTTAACCCCTCGTTATGTATTGCAGCAATGGGGTACAGAAGTATGTAGAAGAAGTTTTCATGACGCTATTTGGGTTGCAAGTTTAGAAAATAAGTTAAGAAATGTAGATACTAATGTTGTTATAAGTGATTGCAGATTTCCAAATGAGTTTGACACTATTAAAAATTTAGGTGGTATAATTGTTCGTGTAAAACGCGGTCCTGAACCAGAGTGGCATACACATGCACAAGGTGCGTTAGCTGGTAATATTGAAGATATGTTAATCTTAAAAGAATTTGAAATCCACGAAAGTGAGTGGGCATGGTATGGTTTAGAAGTTGATCATACTATAGAAAATAATGATACGCTAGACGCATTATACGCAAAAGTAATAGAAATAGTTAAGGTTTAATGCTATAAAATTACAATTTACTATAAATACAGTTAGAACTTGTATAT